TGCTGGCGAGCTAGAAGGCATGTTTGATGACTTTATCTCAGCCGGCGCCAAGATGACCGCGGACTGGAAACCCATTGCACAGATCCGTGGCATGAACATTAGCCCCAACATGGTAGGTACCATTGCCGATGTGTGGAAGATCAAGCTGGCAGAATTTGAAGAAGTATTGGAAGGGACTGATGCTGACTTAGTAGAAGGCTACAGCCACCTCAACAAGAATCAAATCAAACAGTGTGTCAAGTTCATTGAACAGGTCATTGCTGACTGTGGCAATTATGTGCAGATCAAAAAGGTAGAACGCAAGCCACGTGCCAAGAAAGCGGTCAGTCCCGAAAAGTTATCGGCCAAGTTCAAATTCCTCAAAGATTTTGTCGAACTTAAACTGACCAGCATAACACCTGCACAATTGGTCAATGCCAGTGAAGCGTGGTTATACGATACCAAGAAACGCAAGTTGATTCACGTCGTGGCCGATGCACATCTTGGCACATTCAGCGTCAAGGGATCGGCTATCGTAGGTTTTGATACTATGCAAACTGTACAAAAAACTCTACGCCGGCCTGCAGAACAGCTCAAAGAGCTACTGGGTGGTGGCAAACCCGCGGCACGTAAAGTGTTTAAAGATATCCGGGCCACAGAAACCAAGTTCAATGGGCGTGGCAACGAGAATCTGATCATACTCAAGGCCTGGTAAATACAGGGAACACGGAGTTCCCTTTATGACAGCCCAAAGTACCCAAGCACAAAACAGCCTAGAAACACTCAAACAACAACTGTTTGATTATGTGCGGTTGACCCTGGGTGATCAAATTGTGGATCTGGAACTGGATGCTGAACACTACGAAGCCGCATATCAACGCACCATTGGGGTATATCGTCAGCGGGCACAGAATGCCTATGAAGAAAGTTATACTTTCATGGAACTTGTGACCAATGTTAATATCTACACTTTGCCACAAGAAGTAATAACTGTGCGTCAAATATTCCGTAGAACGTTTGGCGATTCAACAGGACCGTTTGCCAGCAACTTTGATCCATTCAGCCAAGCTAGTATGAATGTTTACTTGATGAACTTCAATGTGGCCGGCGGACTTGCTACCTATGACTTCTACAGCCAATATGTGGAACTGGCTGGTCGTATGTTTGGTGCCTACATGAACTACACCTGGAATCCAGTCACAAAGAAACTGCAACTGATCCGTGATCCCAAAGGCACTGGTGAAAATGTCCTGCTTTGGACCTACAACCTCAAACCAGAATTTAATCTTCTACAGGATTTTCAAATCCAGCAATGGTTACGTGATTACATGGTGGCCGCTTGTAAGATGATCATCGGCGAAGCTCGAGAGAAGTTTGGACAGTATGCTGGTCCACAGGGCGGAAGCCAACTCAACGGCACAGCTCTCAAGACTGAAGCACAGGCTCAAATGGACAGCTTGATAGAACAACTCAAAAACTACGTGGACGGAAGCCAGCCCATAACCTGGGTCATCGGTTGACGCATGCCAAGAACTTTGGTAGTAGGGTGCAGTTTTTTATGCATGTTTGAATGTGATACTCCTGAATTAAAAGTGATTGGCCGAGCTGGTGCTGGGAATACTTTGATTTCAGAAATCGTTCTCGAAGAGTTGGCAAATAATCACTATGATCAGGTCAACGTGCTTTGGTCCGGAATCAATCGTATAGATGTACCTATTGGGCTGACCCTTCATCAAGTGGTCAAGGGATATGAATATTGTTATCAACTACAGGATGTGGTGTGGTACAGCTCTGGCGGATACGGAGCTTCTGGATTTGGACACGAATGTCCAAGAGAGATAAAAAAAATATTCAAGACCATGTATTCTGGAGCAAGCCCAAAACATCTCACCAATCTAACCTGCTCCAGCATGATCAAAGTGCAGACCTTGTTGAAATCCAAAAACATACCATATCATATGAGTTTTATCTACGACATACATCAGTCAATGGAAGGTTCTTGGTTGGAATGTGTGTTAGGTAAAATTGATCCGTCGGCAAGTCTCTATCCATTGGTAGATTGGAACACTATCCAGACTCTAGACACTCCCTACGAATGGTGCAAAAGTCATGACCTGGTGAGCAACGATGGTTTTCATCCTTCCAATGATGGCATGAAACAATGGTACAAAAAACATGTTAATTTGGATATTTTCTCTAGAACTCTTGATTTAAAATCATAAACCTGCTACAATGTAGCATGAGCTCACTGATGATCGACATAGAAGGACTGGCCACTGGTCCAGATGCTACCATACTGACCATAGCAGCCCAGAGCTTTGATCCGTTCGGCACCGGTTACTACGATCGTTGTTACTATGCCAGAATCACTTTGGAAAGTCAGGAAAATCGTGCCATAGAAGATGGTACCGTGGCCTGGTGGGCCACCCAGAAAGAAGCACAGGCCGAAGCCTTCATGGAAGAAGGTCGTGTAGACCTAGATCAAGCTCTGGACAGTCTCTACAAGTTGGCCTGGCAACACAAGTTCATCTGGGCCAACGGTCCAACCTACGACATGAACATATTAGAACATGCCTACAAGAGCTACGGCAAAGCCTTGCCCTGGCAGTTTTACAATGTGCGAGATGCTAGAACAGTTTACAGCCTGTGGCCCGGTTTGCCAAAACCCGCCACCAGCCATCATGCTCTAGAAGATTGCCGCAGGCAGATTGACATGTTGCAGGCCACACTAAAACATTTAAACGTAAAGGAAATCAGATGATCATTGGAGTATGCGGACTTATAGGAGCCGGCAAAGATACCATAGCAGACTATCTAGTTAACATACATCAATTCCGACGTGAAAGTTTTGCCAATACTTTAAAAGACGCCGTGAGCTCAGTGTTTGGCTGGGACCGCGAACTGCTGGAAGGTCGCACTCGACACAGCAGAGAATGGCGTGAGCAAGTGGATCCATGGTGGGCGGATCGCCTGGGCATGCCCGACCTCACTCCCCGCTGGGTGTTGCAATACTGGGGCACAGAAGTTGTGCGTAAAAGTTTCCACGACGATACCTGGATCGCCAGCCTGGAAAACAAACTGCGTAAAACCACCGACGATGTGGTCATCAGCGATTGCAGATTCCCCAACGAAATACAGGCTATTAAAAATGCCGGCGGCATGGTAATCAGAGTACATCGTGGTCCGGACCCCGAATGGTATCCTTTGGCAGAAGCAGTAAATCAGGGTCCTTCAAATATAACCTGGTCTCTGTCAAAAACTCAGTTGGAAACCTACAAAATTCACGCCAGTGAAACTGCCTGGGTTGGCACAGAGTTCGATGCTGTGCTAGATAACAATGGCACCATGGATCACTTGTATCAGCAGGTCACAGGTCTGGTTCAAGATCTCCAGGCCTCCAAGGCAAATCCAGCCGCTTAATCTCGGCCACACAGTTCAAACAAACAGTTTTTAAATTGCGCAAAGCAGTATTATTGAGCTTGCCATCTATGTGCATGACAATCAACTGTGTAGCATGCTTGGCACGAAATCCGCAACGATCGCACTGATTTTTCTTTTTGTAGCCGGCCAGTTTCCATCGGCTTTCTGGTGTTTTTAAACGTCGGTTACGCCGGATACAGTAGTCACAGCGGCTTCGATAATACACTTGCTCGCCGCGATAACAGTTGATGGCACAGGCACGCTGATTACACGCAGGACAGATAGGTCTCATGGTAGGGTATTTAACAACAAACCTTACCTAAGGGCAGTAACAACAACAAGTTTTTGCCATTTTCCATAAATATCTGTAACTAGAAAAAGGATTTACCATGGCACTAATATCACCAGGCGTAGAAGTCACAATCATTGATGAAAGTCAATATATTCCTGCCGCTACCAACTCGGTTCCATATGTTTTGTTGGCCACAGCTCAAAACAAACCTTCGGGTGCCGGAGTGGGTGTTGCCGCTGGCACACTAGCTGTCAATGCCAACCGGACTTATTTGATCAGCAGCCAACGCGACTTGATTGCTACTTTTGGCGTACCTTTCTTTTACAAGACCACTGCTGGTACACCCATCAACGGGTACGAGCTCAACGAATACGGTCTGTTGGCAGCCTGGAGTGCTCTGGGTGTTAGCAATCGTTGTTATGTACAGCGTGTGGACATTGATTTAAGCGAGCTCACAGCCAGCTTGAACAGACCCATTGGAAATCCTCCCAATAACACCTACTGGTTGAACACTGCCAGCACTGCTTGGGGCTACTTTGAGTGGAATCAAACCACTGGAGCCTTCTCTCAGATCACTCCCACAGTGCTCAATGACACTGCTGATCTGGCCAATCCTCCCAATGATTATCAACCATCATCGTCTTACGGAGCCATTGGTGATTACACCGTGGTCACTATACCTGTGGTCGATCAAGTGGTCAGCGGAGTGGATATTATTAGCCAACACAATCCTTTGTACTACAAGTGTGGTGGTCCAACCACAACTCAGGCCAGATTCAGCAATGGCAACCCAGTCACAGCCATAACTGATATTTACAAT